GAATGTACGCAGGTCAGTTCCCACGGGTGGAACACCCGCTTCAAGGAGCCATGTTATGCAACAGGTTCTTAACGGCGGTCAACCTAACCAACAACAGATGTCCCAGATGGGGCGAACTCCAGCAGTATAGGAATTTATCATGCCACGAGTAGGAAATAAGAAGTTCAGTTATACTAAAAAAGGAAAGGCTGCTGCCAAATCATGCGCCAAGAAAACGGGCAAAAAGGTTAGACGCAAAAAGTATTAAGGAAAGTAGAGGTCTCCAATGGCGAAGCATAGACAATATTTGTATAAGGACGATGACGGAGTTAATCGCTGGCATGACCATCCAAAAGGTTATACCCCAAGGGAAAATGCCGGGACTCCTTCATTTGGAGCTAATGGCTGGGCGACTGGCTTGGAAAGTGTCGGTGCATCTGTCCATAGCAATCAAGTAAATGAGTTCAGGGAAGATGCAAGGAAAGCTGGTTTTACTGGCGTTGATTTCAGGAATGATGGTATGGCTGTGTTTAGCTCCCGAGGGGAGCGACGGCGATACCTAAAGCATCGTGGTCTGCGTGACCGTGATGGTGGTTATAGTGATTAAAGGAAAATCTTATGAGTGAAGAAACAGAACCAGTTGAATTAACAGACTCTGATTTAGCCGTTATTGATGAAATTAACGAAGAAAGAGACCCGGAAGGTCTAATAGATGACGATTCTGGGGATATCTCTGTTGATATAGAAGAGGAAAATAGTCAAGATATAGGTAGTGAGAGTGTTGAACAATCCACTCAAGAAACCACTATTACTAATGAAATGCGTCAGGCAGCTGAGCACTACGGTCTCAATCCAGACGATTTCGGAAGTACCGAAGCATTAGGAAGAGTTGTTGACCAGTTTATTCTTGGTGAACAACAATTCCAGCAGGTTTATAACCAGCATAATGCACAACAGCAAGCTCGAAACCCACAGGGTGATAATGTCCCCAGTGCTGAAGAGGTGGCTGCCCAGTTTAAGATTGGATTAGGTAACGATTACGATGAAGGTCTCCGGTCTGCGATTGATAAATTATCCGGCAATATTGTTGGGTCTTTTAACGGTCAAGTGCAGGAACTACGTAATCAAATTAATTATCAAAAGCAGTTTGTGGACCAAGCCTACCGGGAGCAATCCAAGGCTATTGCACAAACTCAACTTGATGAATTTAACAATGCCGTGTCAAGTCTTAAACACAAAGGACTGTTTGGTGACCAAGCTTTTCAGTCATTAGATTCAAATAGCAAAGAGGCTGTAAATCAGTCGAAGCTGTATGACCAAATGACTATATTGGCAACTGGTTACCAGCAATCAGGAATGCAAGTTCCTGATTACCAACAATTAGTTGAACAGGCTTATCGTGCCATTTTTGGCAATGAAATAGATTCGTTGAAACAGCGCAGGACAAACGACCGACTTCGGAAGGCGGCGAGTAGAAGACTTGGTGGTGGCAAAGCCACAGCTAAGACTAATCCTCCACCAACTGATGACCCGGTTAATGACCCAGTTCTCAAGGATGCCTTCGATGGTTATCTTCGAGACAACGGTGATTTGTAATGTGCATTTTATAAGGAGTATGCAATATGCCATTGCTACCAGACCAACTTGACGATTTTGTCAACTTGACCTTGGATAACTTCAAAAAGCGAAAGTGGGTAGACCTATCTTTAGATTTACAACATCACATATTCGCATCCAAGTTCTTGAACGGCAAAGCAGCTGACCCTGAAAAGGGCGGTGTTCAACTGAATTGGAAGGTCCAGACATCAAACACTGGAACTGCCAAATTTAGTGAACTTTATTCTGTTGACTCTACGAGCGTAAAAGACCTGACGACTGAGGCCAAGCAACCTTGGACCAAATCGACAGTTAATTTTTCGTATGACGTGGACGAAGACGTTTTTCAATCTGACCGTGAAACAATCATTCGTGAAGTAGAAGTGCGAGAGCACTCTATGTATAACGATTGGTTTGAGCTGATGGAAGAAGCACTCTGGAGTGCACCTGCTTCCAACACTGAGTCCCCACGTAAGCCCTCGGGCATACCGTTCTGGATTCAGAAATCAGCCACGACTCCCGCTGGTGGATTTACAGGTGGAGACCCAAGTGGGTTTGCAGCTGGTGCTGGTGGAATTTCCACTGGTGATGTCGCCAACTGGAAGAACTGGTCAGGAAATTATACGAGCGCAAGTCGAGACGACCTTGTTCAAAAGATTCGTCAAGCTTGTGAGTTTACTCACTTCCAAGCCCCTAAGCAGTTTGCTGAATTAGCGGGTGGAAAAGGTGACTCGGATTGGATGTTCTTCACGACGTATGATACTTTGTCGGAACTGGAAAAACTATTAGAAAGTCGTAACGATAACCTTGGTGCTGACCTAGCAAAATATGCTGGTTCTGTTGTCATCAAAGGTAATCCAGTTGTGTGGGTACCTTACCTACAGAACAACGATTCTAGTGACCCGTTCTATGGTGTCAATCTCCGTGTATTCAAGTTCTTCTTCCGCAAGGGACGCAAGATGTTACGACATCCGCCAGCAACGGCAGCGCGTCAACATACTGTGAGAGAAGTGCATATGGATACGTGGGCGAACTTCGTGTGTTATAACCGTCGAAAACTCTTCGTATTGTACAAAGCCTAATTTTATTTGAAAGGAGGTGCCCCAATGGGTGACCTTTATACAAAACCAATGGCTAAGTCTGCTTCATTACGACGAGGACTTTCGCCTACTGTTTGGAGCCAAGCTCCCCTTACTGAGATTTCCAATGGTGGTCTCACAGAAGGGTTTGGTTTCATAGACGACTTTTTATCGTTTACCGATACTCATGGCTGGGTTCTTACCCAAGCTACTGCCGGTACTGTTGCCCCGGATGCTGCTGCCATTGGCGGTGCTGTGTTACTTGATTGTAATAGCACCACCAATAACCAAGGCGTGCAAATCCAGTATGGCGGTGCCGTTGGTGCTGCCTCCTTTATCGCAAGCGCGACTTCAAAGATTTACTTTGAAGCTCGTGTGAAGATTGCTGATATTGGGAGTACGACTTGCCAGTTGTTTGCAGGTCTAGCGATTGTCGATACCTCTGTGCTTGCATCCGCTGCAAACTCGACAGCCAATCATATTGGCTTTGAGGCTATCAACACGACAGCAATGGGTATCCATAGCGAGAAGGCTGGTAGTCGAAGTTCGACTGCTGCTGTTCACACTGTGGTGGATGATGATTACGTCAAACTTGGATTCGTTGTGGATGGATTGACTAAAATCACTCCATACGTCAACGGCGTTGCCAAGACAGCCATAACTACAAATATTCCAATTGTAGGTATGACACCAAGCTTCGTATGTCATTCAAGTGGTACGACAGACCCAATTGTCCATGTGGACTGGGTTGCTTGTTATCAGGTAGAGCAGATTGCTAACTAGTTGGCTTCTGTTTTTCACGGCTGGAGTCTTGGTTGCTTTTCCTTGCCAAGGCTCCAGCATTTTTAAGGAAAAATAAAATGGAACATTTTAGAGACGAAATAGAAGAATCTGTCGGTGGTTTAGACTCTGCTCAAAAAGAAGCATTGGACGAGGCTCACCGGATTTATCATACTAGGCTAAATGGAGCTCTACCTTTTGCTACACAAATAGCTATTGTAATGGCGGCGAAAAAGAAAGAACCTGAAATCAAGGTAACTGGAAAGTTGCCTCCCAAGAAAAAGGCTAAAGCATGAGTTTTGTCCGTGGTGAAGCAGTAACGGGATTCACTTTTGGCTTAGTAAATAAGTCAACTGGGGTAGCACTTACAGGTGCTGCTGCTGGCATTGGTAAGTTCATTACCAAGGATGGTGGGACCCAAGCTTCGATTGCGGGCTCTATAGCCGAAGAAGGAAACGGACAGTACAGTGTCAACCTAACAGCAGCCGAGATGACGGCTGCTGTTGTTGGTTTAATGTTCACGCACGCTTCGGCAGTACCTGTCCAGTTCACAATAAAGACTATTGGCTCTCCGGCGGATACCAGTACAGAATCAACTCTTTCTTTATCATTAACAGACATTCGTAAAGAAGTCGGGTGGTACTGGCTAGGTGAAAGAGCTTCTGGAAGTTGGAGTGCAGATGAATTGACCCAGATTGACGATATCATCAATTCTGGTCTTCGCCAATTCTATCATCCAGCCCCGGGAGGTCTTGCTCCCAAGGGGTACAAGTGGTCGTTCATGGAACCCACGACAACACTTTCAACGGTAGCTGGTACAGAGGACTATACCCTCTCAGCTAATTTCGGAGGCATGATAGGTATCGCTACATACGCTACCGCCGATAACCGTTGGAGCCCGATTGAGACAACTGGTGAATCTCGTATTCGCCTGCTTCGCCAGAGGGATAGCGGGACAGCTCAGTCCAACCCTCGTTTCATGGCTATTCGTCCCATAAGCTCTAATGGAAGTAATGGACAACGGTTTCAGTTGATGCTCTGGCCAGACCCGGATAAAGCATACACGGTGTCTTATCGTTATCATGCGTTGCCTTCTAAGCTGACAACAGGGAATCCATACCCTCTCGGCGGCGAAGCACACGCCGAGACAATACTAGCATCGTGCTTAGCTGTAGCAGAGGCTCGTCAGGAAAACAACGCTGGGATACACACTGCCAATTTCATGCAGCGTTTACAAGCTTCTATATCTTACGATAGACTTATGAACACTCCTGAAGTGAGTGGGTATAATGGTGATGTCAGTGACGGGCTTGCTTTTAATGAGCAGGATAATCGCTATATTAATGGTGATGTAGTACAATATAATGGCAGTGCCTTTTACGATTCCAATCCATAGGTGATTTATGCACAACTCCCCACAAAATTTAATTGTCAGTTCAGTCACTATTAGTGACGACAAGGACAATTCTACAGCTATTGTTTTTAAGGGTTTTACTAAGGGGGTCATTGTGGTCCCCAATGGTTCTAGCCTTACTGCAATAACGTACTGGGTTTCCAGTACGGAAGACGGTACTTATAATCAGCTTTACTTAGCTGGAAGTGCAATCTCAACAACCGTTGCAGCAGACCGAGCGTATGCACTTGATGGTGCTGCCGAAGGCGTTGCTTACTTAAAACTTCAGGGCAATGCTGCCGGAACCGCCGATTTACACCTTATTTCTTCTTAGGAGAAGCCATGTCAGGCCACAATATTTTACAACAAATTGCTCGTGAACCGGAGCTAGATATCTTAGACCCCGGAGCCGGGGGAACAATCGCTGTTGACCGCAGCTTTGGTATTTGCTCGGTTATTACCGCAGCATCGGAGACACGAAAGATTGCTTCTCCGCAGCGACCGGGAATTGTAATTTCAATTGTCCTTCAAACCGATGGTGGCGACCTAGCCATTACTGGCGAAGACTCTGAAATTCTGAACTCTGGTGCTGGTACAGAAACCACAGCAACGATGGCTGATGCAGGTGACCTGTTGACGCTGATTAGCATCCGCAAGGGTGCTACCATTTGCTGGAGTCCAATCGCCAATAACGGAGCAGCGATGAGCTAATGCCTAGACTAAGGACAAGGTTTGATATGCCTTGGCCTAATCTTGGTCTCGTGGAGTCAACCGGATATGAAACCCAACCTCGTAGCAGTACTGCTGAATGTCAGAACGTGCGAGCTTGGGAGCCTTCTACTGGTCGCTCTCGTGGCGGGCAGCGTGCTGGTCTGGCTAAATATGTAAATGCCAGAACTGCTGATGGTAAAGTTCAAGATATTGGTCAAGTAGTAGCAAGAGCAACACCCTCTGACCAAGATGAGGTTGGGGCTCGAAGTGTTGTTAGTTACGCTGTGACTGACGGCACAGTGGCTGCGTTCACGACTAGTGGCTTTACAACGGCGACTAATGGGGGCAGTGCCCTCAGTTCAACTGTACCAGTTATTTTCTCAGCAGAGTTGTTCGGAGTTGTCTACTTTGCTGACGGTGCATCTGTCAAGCAGTATACCGCATCAACAAATACAGTGGCTACATGGACGGCAAGCTCAGGTTCCCTTCCTGTTGATTCTAGCAATGAGCCTCGTCTGATTGAGACATGGCGTGGCCGTATTGTTCAAAGCGGTATCAGTAGTGACCCTCATAACTGGTATATGAGTGCCGTTGGCGATGCTCGTAATTGGAATTACAGCCCCACAGACCCATCAGCAACTCAAGCTGTAGCTGGTAATAACGCTGAAGCTGGCAAGTCTCAGGACATTATCAATGCAATGTGTCCTTATAATGACGATATACTTCTCATTTTTGGAGACCATAGCATTTGGCAAATGACAGGCGACCCCGCAGAAGGGGGTCGCCTAGACCTAGTTTCATCGACTATTGGGGCTCCATTTGGTCGTCCGTACTGTAAATCACCAGAAGGAATCGTGTACTTCTTTGGTAGTCGTGGTGGTGTGTATCAAATGCAGCCCGGTGCTGCTCCCCAAAATATAAGTGAAAAACAGATTCCAGAGCGTTTGAACGATTATAATGCAGATACGACATTAGTCCGCTTGGCGTGGAGTGATGTTGAAAGGGGCTTTTATGTCTTCCTAACACCATTGGCAGGTGGGGCAACTACTAACTATTTCTACGATGTTCGTAATCAGAGTTGGTGGCCAGATAAGTTTGCCACGGCTGCTCACAACCCTGTCTCTGTTCATACGTTTGACGGAGACTTAGCCGCTGATAGGACTGTCCTAGTTGGTGGTCAAGATGGCTATGTGCGGAAGTTTGATTACACGACACCAGCTACAGCAGATGATGGTGTTGCAATAGACAGCTTTATTTTCCTCGGTCCGGTTCAGTTACAAAATAGACCAAAGCTACTTTTGACAGACCTTAAAGCAGCGATGGCAACAGGCTCCAGTGATGTGGACTTCACTGTTTACTCTGCTGAAACTGCTGAATTAGCAGAAGCAGCAGCTTCAGGTGTTACTAAGTTTACTGGTGTCTGGTCTGCTGGTCGCAATAAGTCTGAGAGACGACGTGCGATTGGGCATGACATATATATTAAAATACGAAACGATGACAATAACGAGGCTTGGGCTTATGAGTTTCTTGGGGTTGAAGTGAATAGCTTTGATGGCCCAAGGGGAAGGCAGTGGTAATTTATGGCAGGTGTAATTAGTGGTATTCCGAGGCTTCCAGCTTCAAGCTCGAAGGCTAGAATAAATCGCTTTAATGCGGGTGTTGGATTTAAGAGTTCGGACTTGGTTGATGTAAAAGGAAAAATAAAAATAAAAATCGTTACGAGTGACTACACAGACACAACAGATTTACCAGCCGCCGATAGTGGGCCGGGTGACGGGCAGATACTTTTATTAGTTTCTGCTGATGGTTCAAGGCGATTGTGCCTCGCTTATGGCGGAATTTGGTATGAAGAAGTCTTATCACAGATGAGTTAGGAAATAGAACAAATGACACGTCGCTATGACCCCAACCGACATAATTATAATCCAATGGGAGGTGGATACACCGGGACTACAGGTGGACTTCCTACGATGCCCGGTGGTGGAGGCATGGGTGGGACGACTCCACAACCTAATCCACAACCACAACCGAATCCACAACCGAATCCACAACCGAATCCACAACCGAATCCACAACCGAATCCACAACCAAATCCGGGACCAAATCCGGGACCAAATCCGGGACCAAATCCGGGACCAAATCCATTTCCGAATCCGGGACCTCCGGGACCTCCGGGTGGACCGGGGCCACAGCCTCCGGGGGGGCCTAA